ACTCGGCCCCGTGCACGAGAACACGCCCCTGCGTGGTGAACTCCGCTTCCACACCGACAAGATCCTGTGAGCGGATCATATCCATCGCTTCTGCGCGGATGCCGGCTTTGAAGAGTTCTTTCTCTACCTGATCCCATTTCTTCTCCGAGAGGAGCCCTTCATGCAGGCTCTGTCTCTTTTGATCTGATTCTTCACGGCGGGTTTTTTCCTGCTCGTAAAGTTCTTTCCAGTTCTCTTTATCTTTCAGCTTCTGAATGCGTTCGGCTTCGAGAAGGGCAGTCGCCTCTTGAGCCTGGCGCTTGAACTTCATCATGTCGTCGATTGCACGCTTGTGGTCTTCGAGCTTGATTCCGCTACTACGTTCAGTCGTCGCCGGAGTGGCCGTGGTCTCAGTGGTTACTTGGGTTACCGATGGGTCTGTGACCTGATCGACTCCGCCAGCACCGCTGGTATTAGTGGAAGCACCGCTTCCCTGAACTTGCTCAATCATTCTAATCTCTCTTTCGGGTTGTTGGCAAATTAGTTGCCTTTGTTGCGTGTAACCGAACGATGAAGTGCCAGAGACAATCCCTCAAGCCCTTTCGTTCGGATCGACAAAGAGAAGTCTTCCCCTGATTCGGGAATGATCGGGCGAAGAGCTTGTCCGTTAGCTCCCTCCCGATGCCCCTGCTCCTTCTTCTTTGAGAGCGGATCAGTAAGGCCAATAAATATTTCTACTTTATTATACGCTGCGACAGCGGTCGCCTTGAGTGACTTAAGAAAGTCACCTGATAGGTAGAGGTTCACGGGCCGCTCTCTCTTGCCCGGGTATTTCTTTCGAACCGAGTAGGGATAGCTCTTTTTGTCCTTTGCTCCCTTATAGGCAGGGAATCTGCCACCCCCTCGAATAGGGGATATCCCTTTAGCGATCTGGGCCTTCATTTCCTCAACCATTGAGTTACCAATCGCCTGGTATTCTGCCTTTGGGATATCTTGTCCCATAAGCTCGAAGCGTCTACGGATAGCGTCCAGGTCGGCCTTACGAATTGCCATCGCCAGTGTCCTCGTACTCCTTAAGGATGTTTTTGACGCCCTTCCAGATCTCTCGACGGAACGTCTCATCCCCGATCGGGATAAACCGCCGGGCTTTTGACTCATTCGGGCCCCGGCCATAAGAGCCGATGTTATTCCCCTCGGCCTTACCCGACTGATCTCCGCCAACCTTGATCTCGAGCTTCGTTCCGCCCTTATTGACCACGTCCAGTGCGTCGAGCATCTCGCCAGAGAACTCGAGGTTCACAGTGCCCGCGGATGATTGCTTCGCCTTCTCACGCTTGTAAGCGCGGGTGTAGGACCCCTTCCAAGGGCCTCCGGCAACGGGGGATCTCCCATCGCCGATGTAACCTAGCACCTGTTCTTTGACGTATTCCGCGACGTCTGCCTTAGCCTGCGCACGTGCTCCACGTGGAACATCAATCCCAGTCTCCTCGAACGGATCGAAGACGAAAGAGACTTTAGGCATTCACGGCGCCCCCCGCTTGATCCGAAGGCATATCAACTGAGGTGTCTACGACTGGAGCAGCTGGGGCTTGAGGTTTAGGTTGCGTCGCTGCGGATATGGCTTGCCCCATAGCGGATGCCATCCGGTTCAACTTCTCCTCTTGAATTGCCTTAAGCTTCTCCTCGGCCTGATCGCGGGTCATGTCCGGGTTATCGATTAGGATAAGGTCCACCATCTCATTGATGCCGAGATCCTTACGCAGCTTGAGCGCTTCGAGCTTCTCTTTCTCAGAGACGACAGGCTTCGCAGCGTTAAACTTGATCGTAACGTTTGCGTCGTTCAGTTTACCGACCGCCATGAACTCGTCAGAGAGCGCTTTGCGGTCAAAGTACAGATTCTGCCAGGCCTGCGTGATCTCCCACAGTTCATGCTCAGCATCCGAGAAGATGCGCTGTTTATCCTCAACGTTACCTTGTGCCTCGGACTGCTCAATCAACATGGCAATACCGGACGGGAAATTCTGAGCAGACAAGCTTCCAGATACGGAAGACGGGCTAAGATCGTTCGTCGAGAGCATCAGTGCGACGTACTGCTCGATAGACTTCATCCACTCGTCGAGTGGGGGGTTAGAGCTAGCGAAGTAGACCTTGGGATCCGGGTCGCCTACGTCCTGATTAAGGATCACAGCGTGGTGAGGGCCTACCGTCAAATTCTCGTTGATGTTCTTACCGCTGATAACCATCTGGCCGTAACCCTGAAGCCTCGAGATAGCGAACATGTCAGTAAGTAGAAGATTGATCAGAACGGAGCCATCAATCAGATCGTCCCCGCCTTGTGCCCAGAAATGCCCATCTTGATCCTCAGCGATATTGGCAAAGGGCAATTCTTGAATCGGGTTAAGCAGATCGATTGGGGAGCGCGCGGCTAGAATCTGGCCCTTCTCGTCGGTCGTGAAGTGGTACTTATCAGTCCACCAGATGTAATGCTTTTGATCGATCCCGTCGTCTGCCGGGGTATCTGCAATAGTCTGGTCAATCCCATCTCCCTCTCGAATAGGAGCTGAGGTTTTAGCGTTGTACAGCTCCGAGAGGATCACTACTTGCGGCTCTTCGGGGTTAAGCCCGCTCTCAATGACGTCGTACTGCCAGGGAGCTAGGACCCTTTGGGTTAGGCACGTCTGGCCTAACGATTCGTACTCCGGGATCACTTGAATCATGCAGTTCTTGAATAGCTGGCGGTAGCGGTCCGCCTTCTTCATCTTGGCGTTCCAGTCCATGAGTCGGACCAGTTCCTCAATCGCCGCGGTAGATGCCTCGTCTGGAGCTTCTCGGTTCACTCCGCCCATGTAGGACCGAGCCAGCTTGTTGATGATCTTACGACAGACAGAGACATTCCCTGCGCGGTTCGTCATAAGCTCAATCGTCTGGGGCTGGAGTGCCTCCCTGCGAAGGGCATCCACAACCCACTTCTTGGTACGATCCCGATAAACCTCGTGGCGCTTGAGCATATCTACTTTGCGCTGAGTATTCTCAGGCCCGAGGATCTCCTTAATTACTTGTTGGCGGATCTCGAGACTAAGAATCTGTTCATCGGATACAAGACGCATGGATATTCCCCCGCGAGGTTGAGTTTACCTGACTTGCTTACTTCTGGCGACTGAGTGTGATTTGAGCGGGAACCGATTGATAGCAAAGAATTCTAGCGCTGAGACCATATGCGACGACCAGTCATGCCGAGGCTTAAGGTCTTCGTCGGTTACCTTCTCTTCATGCTTCCATCGGTAGTTGTGTAGGCAGTCGATCAAGCGCTCACAGTCAGGAGATACCTCGAAGGTAGAGAACCATTCATCTCGCACCTTATTGTGCCGAAGCTTGAGTAAGTTGTCCGTGCAGGCAATCCGCCAGTCGAAGCTTTGCCGGCCTGAGGTCTGAAGTTTGATCCCATGAGATAAGAGTGCGTCTTTGCATGAGCGCTTAGAGTTCGCGGTACGAGCTACACCGGCATTGTCACCGTAGTGATCCGCTTTGTGCCCTTGTGGGACTTTACGAAGGACCTCATAGATTTTCTTCTGCTCGAGAGGATCAACCAGCTTGATCTGCTTAGGGGCGAAGCCCTTAGCAATGGGAGCGAAGAAGTCTATATCCTGATTCGATAGCTCGTAGCATCCCCAGATCTGAACGATACCCGGATTTGCGACTTGCCCGAAGAGTATCGCGGTAGGATCCGCAATACCGAAGTCCCATGTCACGAACTGCTCGTACTCAGGGTTGAACCGGATAACTTCCTTCGACACGTGATAGCCGCGATCGAACCGCTGATAGATCCTACCGGCAGCACTCCTCTCGTAAGAGAGATCAAGCTCCTGCGCTACCTGCCATGGTTGCATCTCAAGCTTACGCTGCTCATACCACTCGCGTGTTTTACGAGGATGCTTACTCCAGTGAAGGGAAAGGGTAGGCACCTTTGCATCGAACTTAAGCCACGCGAACTGATTCCCCTTACCGTTAGGAGTTGAGAGCGCAACGATGCAATTGGAGTTATCCGCTACCGATGCCCAAATCGAATCGGAGTGCTGAACGTGTGCGAACTCGTCTAGGAACACGATAGACTTACGTCCACCACGTCCGAAGCCAACGTTCATACTCTCGCCTACGATCTCGTTGCCATTCAGTGGATGTACAAGAGACATATGCGAGTTCCATTTGCTCTGTTCCGGTAACCGTGGTGCAAGGAACTTAGGCAGGCTCTGGAGTAGATACCTGAGCTTCCCGAATATTGAATCGATCTTCCCGTCATCTACCAAGTCCTGCTTACGTGATCCGAACAAGATCGAGACGCCGTTACCGAATAGCCATTCATGAATAGCCCATGCACAGGCGATCCAGGTGACACCCATGTCGCGGGACTTCTCAATGAGACCTATCTCGCGGTGCTTATACCGATCATCCAGGAAGGCGACGACCTCACGCTGAAAGTCATAGAGCGTGAAAGGGAAATGCTTCGGATCACGTCGTGGGTCGAAGGTCAGACACCAGGTATTGATAAAATGTATCTTGTCCCTTCGACACATTTCTATTTCGAGTACTTTGAGCCTAGGTATCGATAGGCACTTCTTTAGGTGCGCAATCTTCTTTCGGTAGACTACGGATATATCTTCATCCGCTATCTGAGATATTTCTATACTCGGCGATGAGGTCGATGGTTGTTGCACTCGTTGCCTCTTTTGTGTCGGCCGACATATCTATCTGCACGTTCGTGACATCAATTTGCGCGGTCTGCTTATATCCAAGCCAGTTTACCGCCAGCATCTTAAGCGCCCATGGCGCGTCTTTTTCAATTGCTAGTTTGACTATTTTTTCGACAACCATGGCCTTGCCTTTGGCTGCCTTTTCTTTCTTTAGCTCCGCAAATGTTACGCCATATCTTTCGGATATACGCCTTTGGATATTGTCTTCACTACACGCAAAGAAATCAGATACATCCTTAAGCGTCCATTGCCGAACAAGTAAACCTTCGAGCTGATCGAAGTTGATATCCTTTTGCGGCCTACCCATTTTCTTGGGTACATCGGCCATCTCAAGCCCCCTGGAACACCCTCACCACGTCGGTGGTAGCGTCCTTTTGCATCTCTGCGAATTGCTCTTTGAGGTCTTCGATACGTGTCGCTTCGGATCTGAGACGTGACTTCTCGAGGTCAGAGAGCGCTTGTTGTTCAGCGTATTCTAGTGCGGTACGCGAGAACATATCGGCTACGGTCTCAACGATGAGCTTCCGGTACATGACGGCTCGGTTATGGTCTTTCCAGTTACCAAGCTCAAATAGCCGGATTTGAGTTGCCATGGTCTCTAAGACTGCGTTCTTACGCTCATGATTCATGAGCATGTCGCGGACGTCGGGCATGGTCTCGAACTTAGATACGATCCAGTGGTCAAACTGTTTACGCAGATCGTTTGTCATCCGAGATCCATGGGCATGTCTTCGAGGTCAATGTCGCCTGCAAGAGGTAGCCGCTTCGTGTGTTGGGTAGATGGTGCGGATGGAGACGATGTTGCCGCTGAGAGGATCTCTTCTCGTGCGCGTTGTGCGTACTGCTTCACGCTTTGTGCGGTGAGGACTTCCGAATGGAGATAGTCAACATCGTGTGTGTGATTATCAACGATAGGGCGTCCGAGTTCGTTCGAGTAGAACTCAACGGGCTCCATGACTTTGATAATACGTTGGCCACGTTTGACCATACGCTCACGAATCGGTGCGCCGCAGACTGCGGTAGGCTCGCCGTTACTATCCACTCCCCACGTCATTGGGTGGGTGTGGCCACCTACGGCGACACAGTTGTCGAGTTTATTGCCGTGCTTATCGTGCGAGAAGAAGAAGTGGTTATGGGTCACGTCTTCTAGGCGAGGTTCGTTCTTCTTCCAAGACACGTTCTTTTGGAAGCTTGCAGGACGCAGCTTGAACGTATCGATTTCGAACTCCCTTTGTCCGCGCATGGTGCGCTTAGGAGTCACGTTTGACGTAGTGGATACATCGGTAGGAGCACCGGCATTAGCCAGCTCCTTCTTAGGTCGAGCCATCTTCACCCCATTCAGGTTCTTCGATTTGTGGGCAACTTCACTTGTGAATATTAATTCTGATTCAGAATGTGAAAGATTGTCAACAATTGGGCTTTGCGAAGATGAGGCGGACATCCCATGAGAAGGAGAATCCGAGGAGTTTTACGCCTGGCGATTCGGTATCGAATGAGCCGTCCAGTCGTGCGTCGTGTGCTTTGAGGAGAAGGGCAACGGGGATAAAGATAACGACGTCTTTGGAGCGCAGCCACACGCAGTACCCGGCTTGAGCACCTTGAGTAGCGTGTCGGTTCATATCGACGATTTGATGTTCAACGATCTTGGAATACGGGAAGGTGCCACCTGCTGTGGCCTTGGTGTCGATAAACGCGGAAGTGCCCTGGTAGGTTAGGATCCAGTCGAATGGGGTAGCGACTCGTATGACTCGGTTCGCACCTAGGGTCTTACACCCATCTGGGAAGCGCGTAGCGATGACACTGAGGCGAGTACAGTTGGCCTGGAACATCCCCTCGAAGAGTTCCCCAAACTTCTTTGCCTTCATCCCGCCTACGGCGCGCGCGTGAGACGTCACTTATTCTTTCGGTACAGCGTGTCAGCTTTAAGCGCTTGAGTGAGGTAGTAGCGAATGAGTCGCGAGACGGGAACGGGTCTACCTCGTTGCTCCGAGTGAAGTTGTGCAGCGCGCTTGAGTTCATCTTTCATGGCTTGAGGCATACGCAGAAAGAAGTAGGGCTGCGGTTGGATCGAGAGCGGATCCTTCTTAGGGTCGCTCTGCGTTGTGTTTTGACCAGGCATCTTTCAATTTCTGAAGGCTATGTGACACGATTGCAACCGGGGATTGGGATTCTTGCTCTACTGGACTAGGGCAAGTTGCTGGGGAAGGGGCTGGCGATGCTTCTTCCCCTGTTTTTTTGCAGGTGCAAACGTATCCAATGCACCCCACCGCATGCGTTCTTACTTCCATGATTTGTTCCTCCCTGTCAGTTTGAACCCAAAAGGAAAATACCTAGATGGAACTTACTACAAAGCAGAAGGTGGCCTATGGGGCGATTTCAGCGGCAGTGCTCGCTGCCCTTGTTGGAATCGCTACAATGATCAAGAGCTGCGTTGATGAGTCGCCGGAGCCGAATCCTTCTCCCAGTGTGGTCGCATCGGTGAGCCCGTCTCCCGCACCCATCCCTTCTTATGACCCGTCCTTAGGTCCGTGGCCTGTTCCGAGTGCGAGCCCGAGCCCTCTTGCGTCCGCTTCCCCGAGCGCGCGTCCGAGCGTTGTGCCATCTCCCGCGCCGAGCGCTTTGCCCACAGCGTCTCCGAGTCCTTCCGCCTCGGTAGCGCCGAGCCCAACTCCCGTTGTCACCGTGGCTCCGAGCGCGAGTCCTGGGGTGAGCGTCTCGCTGATTGCAGCGCGCGGTGAGACTGTAGATTTTATTCTACAGCCCGGCGCCGCCAATGTTCCATGTGGAGCCCCCATTGGAATGCCGGTCTCCGTTGAGTGTCTTGAAATGAAAACGGTCAACGTCCCGACGGCAAGTTGGATCGGTGGCCCTACAGGACAAGTACCCGATCCGTTGGTTCCTATCGTATCGCGTTCCACATCTCTTCCGACGTGGGTTGATGTTACGGTCTTGCGAGATG